TTCACGGCGTCGATCACCTCGCGCACGTCCTTGTGAAACGCGGCCTCGTCGATCACCACGGTGCCCTGAAGGCCCCGGATATTGGCCGGGTTGGAACTCAGCGCCTCGACCCGGAACCCGGAGGCAAAGCGCACCCGGTAGGCCGAGATGAACTTGGTGGTGCCGTCGGGCTGCTGATCCTCGAAGAGAAACTCCTCGATAGGGTGCGCCGCCCCCGCAATCACCCGCGCGAAATGCGCCACATAGCCAATGGCCTCGCGGCCCTTGTCCTTGGTGTCGCCGATGTAAAAGCAGTTCTGCCCGCCCGCACCGCGCGCAGCAGCGGCAATGAGGGCGCAGCCCAGCATCTCGGCAAAGGTGATGCCGGTGCGTCGGCCCTTTTCGCAAACCTTGAGGTCGCTCTCATCGGCCAGCCAGGAGCGTTGGTGTTCCATCAGGATGCCATCGGCCAGCGGATCGAGGCTCTCGGGGATCTCCGAGCAGCGCGGCAATTCTTCGGGCAGGGCGTCGGGGTCGCGGGTGAGGACGGGGTTAGACATGCCAAGCGTCCCCGAGTTGTTCGTCGAGATCGCGATTTACTGCTTCGAGATCGTTGATACGCGCCAGCAGCTCGCGGATCGTCTCGGCCCCCCGCGCGCAAGACTTCGAAACGCAGGGGAATTGCGTCCTGGCAAACCGTTTCGACTGCGCGTCGAGATCATTTGCAACCTGTGCCGGTGTGGCCATCAGCGCCGCTCCCGATGCTTTCGGACCAGCCGCCAGTTGTTCACGGCAACGCCTCCGGTGATCGCGGCGAGCAGCATGATCCAGTGCTGTTGCCCCAGCCACGTGAGCAGGATGCCTGCGGCCAGCGCCACGCCGAATTTGACGGCCCACCAATTGCCCGTGAGGCCCATGAGCCGCGCGATCAGCGGATTGGCCTCGACCAGTCCGCCGCGCAGGGCCGCGCGGGTGGTTGCCACATCGGCAAATTGCGCCAGCAGATAAACAGCCCAGATGAAAACCAGATCAGACATCAGGCAACCTCCCAGTAGCCGTCGCGCAGCCAGCCGTGCCAGCCGCAACGAAGTTGATTGACCGACGGGGTGAGCGTCGGCTCGGACAGGGACCCGTTCCACTCCCAGCTGGGGGTGAACGCGGGCTTGACGCGCAGGCCAATGACGATCTGGTGCCAACCGTCGCAGCCGCAGGGGCAGTAAAACCAGAAGGCCGCGCCATCTGGACCGCCTTGGGTCAGGTCGATGTGAAAGCTGCCGGGCAGCTTTTGCCGCCGGAACTCGGCCGGGTTGGGGAATTCGATGGCGCGCATCATACGTCCACCTCCGCGATCCCGATCAGATAGGGCCGGTCCCGCCACCATGCGACGGTGCAGTGCATGCCCAGATGCGTGAACCGCTGGCGGCGGCCAAGGACGAGGGCGCAGAGCGACGGCCAGAGCGGACCCTTGCGCCAGTTGTAGTCGCCAACCAGCACCACAGAGCCGACGGACAGGTCCGCACTCGGCAGCGCCGCAAGGTCCGCGACAGGGTCTGCGCTTGCCGCGACCAGGGCACGGGCAAGAGTATCCAGCGGGTCAGCCATTGCGCACCCCCAGAAACTCGCGCTTCAGTTTGTCGATGACGCGGCTGCTCAGACCCAGCTCTTCGCTCTGCGCCTCGAGCGCCTCGACCGCATTGGCGCGCTCTTCGGCTGCGATGCGGGCGCGTTCCTTGACCATGAGTTGCTCGCGAATGCCCGCGCTCGACATGATGTCCTTCATCATCTTGCCGAGGAAATGCAGTTCTTGCGGTTTGATTTCCCCGCCATCCTTGTTCAATTCGGCCTTCAGGACCTTGAAGGCGACCGAGGTCAGCATCTGGAAAAGAACCCGGTGCCGGTCGGCCTCCTCTGACAGATCGTTGTCGACCAGCCATTGGCTGGCCCATGCCCCGGCCTCGTCCTGCAGCTTGACGAACTGCTCGTATTCCTGACCGTAAGCATGCAGTGCGCTCTTGCCGATGCGCAGCTCAAGCCCGTCTTCCGCGAGGCGGAAGTTCAATTCTTCGGCCAGCTCCTCGTAGCCGTGAAAGCCTTTGGATTTCCACCAGTCATGCAGCCACTGGCGCAGCTCGGGCGGCAACAGCTCGACCTTGCGGGGCGGGGGCATGTCAGAGCCTCCGCGCGCTTGGACGCTGGATATCCGGATGAACGGCCTCGCCGCGCGCGACCTCGATGCCGCGCCGGGTGGCCTCGGCAATGACAAAGTCGCCATGATCGGCGACGGTTACCATGCCCACCTCCTGCAGCCATGCCAGTTCGGTGGTCACCTGGTCGAAGGTGGAGCCCACGCCCACGCCATTGAGCACGTCGCGCAGGATCGACGCATTGGCGGTATAGCCCGAGACCTGTTCGAGATGCCGCAGGATCGCAAGGCGGCGGTGTTTGCGCAAGGTTGCCTGATAATCGCTCACTTCTTGCCTCCATCGAGCAGGTGTTGTTCGTGGCGTGTGACGATAATCTCCAGCCGCTCAGTAATTTTTGCGTTGCCTTCCATCACGGCCGCCATTTTTTCCATAGCTCCGGTTTGCTTGACCAGTTCGAGTTGCAGCGCGTGCATGTCATCTCGGCCCGGCATGCTAGAGATCGTCTGCTCAATCCGCGATATACGGGCCTCATGCCGGTCCATGCGGTCACGCCCGTCCTTCAGGTCCTTGTCGAGGTCTTTGCGGCGCGTGGCGATGAATGTGTAAAGCGCCACAAGCATCGGGAAGATGACGCCCAGCCCTTTCCAGAAGAGGTCCCAATCCATCATGCCGCACGCTTCCAGTCGTCGAGCGCCGGGTTGTCGGTCACGTCCACGGCGGCCAGGGTGATCTCGGCATCTGGTCCGGTATCAGCCGCACCCGGGCTGTCATGGCGAAGCGCCCGCAATTGGGAGATGCTGCGCGCCACTTGCGGGGCCTGCGCGATGATCCGCGCGGCCTCCTTTTGCATCGATGTGCCCCGGAACTTGTGCAGCTCGCGCGCGCCGAAGTAGAAGGCAACAATGGCCCCCATCAGCGCCCAGAGCGGTTCGGGCACGAGGGCGAGGCCGGTCATCCGCTCGGCAAACCAGATCGGGTCCGACATGGCCGACCAGAAAAGGAAAAGGCAGCCAAAGGCCATGGCCGGGCGCGGCAGGCGGTTGAGACCGTCCACGAACTGCCCCCAAAGACCGGGCGCGCCGGTGAACTCCGCCGCCATTTGGGCAAGCGCTGCCTGCTGAAACGCGGCCTCGCGCATATCCGCCTTCTCGGCATTGGGCCGAAAGACCTCGGCCGTCTCAGCGATCACATTGCGCCCTCCGCCAAAGAGCGCCCCCAGAAACTTGATCAGCCCCATGATGCCACCCTCTCTTTGAAATCTGCGTCCGTCATGCGGTAGCGCGCCGACATGAATTCCTCGGCGCGCTTGATCCAGCCGCCTTTGCCGCCTGCGCGGGAGCGTGCGAACTTGCGGCTTGCGGGCCGCGCATCGGCAAGGCGGAGGTAGTAATTGCGCCGGGCGATGGCATAGGCGTCGGCGATATGGGCCGGGGCCGCGTCATGGGCGGTGCGCACCGCGCGCAAAGTGGCCGGGCCGATCACGCCGTCGACCGTCGCGGGAAACCCCATGTCGGTCACGAGGCGCTGCAGGATTTTCACGGCATTGGAGCCTGCGTTGACCTGCATGTCGAAGACGCTCGCCTGCAGCGCCTCGGGCAGTTCCGCGATGCGCGGCCGCACGAAGTAATGCTCGATGAAGATGTCGACGGCGCGGGCGCGGGTCATGAGGCGCACGTCGGCCACGTCCACGTCACCGTCGCGGTCGAGATCGAGGCCGAGGCTGCGCATGGTGTGGATCGTAACGCCAAAATTGGTGGCCCCGCCGGGGTCGGCGGGGTCATTCACAAAGCCGCCTTCGCGGGCGACAATCTCTTCGGCAATGGTTCGGACTGTTTGCATGGGTGCCCCCTTTCCCATCAGGATAAAGGGGGCCGCACAGCTTATTCAGATGAAGCCTTTCGCATGACCCGGAGGAGGGGCGGTTCTTCCTCCTCGGCGAGCTCTGCTTTGACTTGCAACACGCGGCGGGCGGTCACGCCAAAGCGGTTGGCCAGTTCATTGACCGGCGCATCCGGGGCCTCGCGCAGGGCGTGTTTGAGGCCCTCCCGGGCCTGAGCGCGGCCCGAGGGCACGTCCAGATATTCGCCAGCGTAGCGGTCGGAAATCCATCTGGCAATATCCCGGCCCGCCAGCGTCACTAGGAGGCTCTCGGCAAGGCGGGTGCCCGGTACATAAAGCCGCATGCCGCCCGCGCGAGACAGGAAACGCTCGACCGGGGCATCGCCCAGATCGGCGCGCATTTCGTCAATCCAAGAGGGGTCACGCTCCATGGGGAGGTTTCCTGCGCCGCCGCCCCGGAGGCGGCGTGTTCTGCCGGGTGACGGTCACAACGCAACCGCCCTCGATCCGGTACACAAACCCGCCGCTGATCACGCCGCAGGCTCCGGCCTCGAGACCTTGATCCACCACGCGCCCGATCTCGCGGCGCACCGCGTCGATGTCCATGCCCTTGACCCGCTCGAGATAGCGGATCACGGCATGGTCAGAGGCGGGGTGGCGCGGCTTTTTCACCGGCGATGGTCCTCCCAGTCGAAGTCGATGTTCTGCCGGTGGCCCCACGTTTTGAGGGCCTGAATGACGGCGTCGATCTGTTCCCACTCGCGCAGCATGTCGACGTCGGCCGGGACCGATCCCCACACAGCGCCGAACCGCGCGCGGATGAACTTGTTGAGCCCGGCGCGGCTCGGATCGCGCAGCGCGCCGGATTGCCCAAGCTTGCGCCAAAGCACATGGATCATGCGTAGATCGGCACGTGGCGCGGGCTTGTGGCGTGGGTTGCGCGGGCGATCCTCGAAACCCGCCTGCTTCAGCCGGTTGACGATCAGCCGCAACTCGCCGTCGTTCATGTCGCGCAAGGAGGCCTTTCCGGTGACGCTGACCTGCAAATCCCGGCGTGCGTCCTCGTCGAGGCCCAGCTGACGGCAGGCCGCGAAGATCAGCTGTTGCAGCGCACGGTTCATGCCAATGCCATCCCAAGCGCTTGTGCGTACATCTCGAGAACGGCCTGTTCCTCGGCGACATCGTTGATGTCGCGCCTGCGCAGGGCGATGATCTTGCGCATCACGGCGGTGTCGTAGCCGCGCCCTTTGGCCTCGGCCATCAGCTCTTTTTGCTGCTCCGAAAGGTCCTTTTTCTCCGCTTCAAGCCGTTCCCACCGCTCAATGAACTGGCGCAGTTCTTCTGCCGTAACGCGGTAATTCTGGTCATTGGTTTCCATGGGTCACTCCTCCTCTTCTGCGTCAACAAGCGACGTCACGCAGACGGGTTGATGGTCGATCTCACATTCAATGGCGCGCTCGCACTCGGGGCAGGTATGGCGACCGGACCCAATATTGCCCAAATCGTGATAGCAGCCCGGACAGGTCCAATAGTCATCCCTGCCCGCGTTGGAGCACCTGTCGGCAAAAGGCTCATAGCTCGGACGGCTCATAGCGCGCTCTCCAGATACCGGATGACCGCACCGTGCAGCTGGGTGCGGTCCTCATCCTCACCCGGCATGACCTCAATCAGGAGGCGCACAGCGTCGGCCAAGATCGAGAGCGTGCCGCCTGTCACAATGTCACCATGGGGGAACGGCCCACCCTCCCGTGCGGCCTCGACCAAGTCGAAGGTGGCGCTGGAGGTTTGTTCCGCTGCGGCGAGCAGCTTTTTGACGATCTCTTCCATCTCTCAGAACCCTGATTGAAGCGCTAAGACGACAAGGGCCGTACCCAGCAGGCTGAAAAATGGTGCCGCAATGGAGGTTGCCTTCGCCTTATCTAACTCGCCCTTGTCAAGCTGCTGGCCGCACAATGCGGCGACCATCAGCGCCAGCAGATGGAAGACGACCCCAGCCATAATGATTAGAACGGCGCTCATCCCCTCACACCTTCGCCAGATCGAGAACCACCGTCTGCCACGGGGCCTCGGTGTTGGAGCGGTGCTTGACGCGCACATACGTCGCCTTTCCCACCACGCGCATGGCGTCGCGGATGGCGTCCATGGCCCGGTTCCAACGGGCATCGGCGATGTCGAGGCGCAGGAGCATGAATATCTCGGCGCGGTTGATCTGGCCCTCTTTGTCGGTGTTGAAGGCGCGCGTCACGATGGCCTGAATTTCCGGGCGGCTGTCGGCGGACCATTCATTGAGGCATTCGTCGATCAGGCCTTTGGCGATCTGCAACTCGGGGCCGAAGTCCACCCGGTCCTGCACCTGGACCTGCACCTGAAAGAGCCCGTCATAGGTGGTCAGCGTCTTGTTGCCCTTGGCTCCGCCGACGGAGGTTCCATATTCCTGCGCGAGGATGGCCTCGAAATCCGAAATATCGTCGAACGTGTGTTCCTTGAACCGGCGGAGCTGGTCGCTGAGCGCCAGCGCATACCCAGCGATCTTGCGCACCTGTTCGTCCTGCAACTGGTCCTGCGGACGGACCAGATCAAGCGGCACTTCGCGGCCCTTGGCGTCGACCATCTTGCGGCGGCCGTTCTCCTCGATGATGCCCGGCGGCAGGGCAACTGGGCGGGGCATGTCGGCCGCTGCGAGGTATAGGGCGAGCAAGGCGTCACCCTCCGGCGTGCCATACCCATAGTCGCCGGGCGCGCCAAAGGCCTTTTTGACGGCGGCCACCGCATTTAAGATCGAATTCGACATTTTACTCTCCTGTTGAAGGGGGTGTTGAAAGGAGGCGTGGACCCACGCCATGGAGCGCGCAGACGGCGGCCATGGCGGCGATCTCGTCCATCGAGCACAGCGTGCTGCCGCGCGGGCCAAGGAGGTCCACCTTGGCCACGCCCGAGGCCGCAAGGCGCAGCATCTCGTCGGGGCTCCAGCGGGCGATTTCGGGGGCGTTCATTGTCCTGTCTCCATATCGTCAAGAATGGCGTCGATCAGATTGTCGCGTGCGGCGCGGTCGAGGAGGTCGCGCGCCAGCACGCCCACGGTCACGCCGCGCAGATCGGCGTGCACCTTGAGTAGGTCGCGCAAATCCTCGGGCACACCCGTGGCGCAAATCTTGCGGCGTGCGGGCAGAGGGCCGGAGCGCGCCGGTGCGACGTCGACGCCGCGCTTGCGCCAGTAGCTCAAGCGGCAGGAGACGGCGTTGGGGGACATGCCGGTCACCTCGGCGATCTCGCAGGGGCGTTTGCCGCGCCGGGCCATGTCCAGTACTGCCGGAAGAAGGTGGCTATGCTTCTGCATCGTCGGCCCCCTTGTGGATGGGACAACGGTTGCAGGCGCGGTACATGGTGACGGTCTGCGAGTTCACATTCTCGAAGTTTGCCGCCTTGCCGCGCCACTTGCGGCAGACCTGTTTGCCAATCTCGCCCAGTGCCGGACAATCGACCACCGCCCGCATAAAATGCCCGCGCACGAGGTCCTCGACGATGCTGGTATCGGCGGAATAACGGTTGCGCAGGACATTCGACACGAGGGCCGCGCTACGCTCCATCTTGACCGCGACCTTGTTCTGGCTGGTCTCGTCGCAGGCGCGTGCCAAGGCGGCCACCCAGTCGGGCAAATCCTCGCCCCAGAACGTCCGGGCAGTGTCGAGCGCGCTCATGCCGCACCGCCTTTCGCGGGGGAAAAGGCCCCGGTGTTGGGATCAAGAATGCCCGCGAGCCGCACGGCTTTCGGAGGAAAAGGCCCGCTGTCATCGATCAGCTGATAGATCGCCTCACGGCGTCCGATGATCGCCGTCTGACGCACCTTGAGATGCCCAGACCCCAGCAGCTGGCGGCAATAGGCGCGGGCCTTTTCCACGGTGACCTCGACCCCGCCTGCGTTGGCATGCGCAGCCAAGTCAGTTGGACCGAACTGGACCAGCCGCCGCATTGCGCGCCACATATTGCCCTCAGGCGTAGGGACGCCGTCGGGCGCTTCAAGCGCTGTCAGGTTTGCCGCGTCCAACTCGACGCTCCGGAATATCTTGCGGTGCATGTCCTTACGGATGCATTTCACGAGGCCAGCACGCTCCCAGCGACGCACGAACTTCTGCGCGGTGTCGCCATGCACGCCAAGGGCCGCGAGGTCGCTCCAGTGAAACTCCTGCATGCCTTTGACGCGCTCCCAAGCGTGGCGTTCCATGGTGCTGCGGAAAGGCTTCATTCGCGCGGCTCCTTCGCGACCTTCGCAAGCGGCACGACCGTGTCCTCTCTTTTCTCCGGCCGGGCCACCGGGCGGAAATCATCGACACGCCGCACGGCCGGGGGCTGGCCAGTGTCAAAGACCCGGTTGCCCCAAAGCTCGAGGTCGGCCAGACGCCGCCCCCGGCCCATGGCCAGCTCCTTGGCGCGCGCAAGATTGGTGGAGACCCGGCGGATCGACCCGCCCGACGCGGCCACGATGGCCGCAAGGAGGTCCGGGGCCACATCGACACCCGCCGCGTAGATCGGCGCGAGCTTTTCCGCGTCCGAGAGGTTGCAGGCGAGCGCAGGCTCCCATGCGAGTTGGCGGTTGTGGATGTTCTCCCACCGGGTCAGGTCCTGCGGCAGCTTTTCCTCGCCCACCAGAATGACCGGGGCCTGACTACTCTCGTAGATGTCGCGGGCCAGCTCGACCATCCGCTTGCGCAGAAGGTACTGCGCGTCGTCGATGATGAGCGGGCGGTCGCTGCGGGCGAGCTGCGCGCCGATGGCGTCGACCATGGCGGCCACGCCGCGTTGCGGCGGCAGGCCGATTTCGCGCAGGATCGCCTGCGCCAGATAGGTCGGCGTCCAGCAGTCTTTGACCTGGACGACATGGGCCTGATACTCGTTGGCCGCGACCGTCACGGCGGTGGTCTTGCCCCAACCTGAGGGGCCGTAGAACGTGGCCATGCCGGGCAGGCCAAAGGCGCGGGATTGGACGCGCTCAACGAGGCCAATCAGGGCCGCGACGTTTCGCAGGGGCGCAATGGATGGGGTCATTCTGCTCTCCTTTTCTTGTTACTCTTGGGCACCGAAGTGGCGCTTCATGCGCAGCTGAGCGCGGTAGTCGGAACTCTGCTGATAGTCGGCCAGCCAGTCGGCTTGCGCCTGTGTCAGCACCTCGCCCTCATCTCGCGCGCGCTCCAAGGCGCATGCGCGGGCAAACACGGCGGCGGGGTCTTCGTCGACCGGGTCGACGGGTTGGGCGCGGTGTTCTTCAAGCCGCATCACCCGGGCCTCGATCTCGGCCAGATGCTCGATCTCCTCGGCGCTTTGGGCGCGCCGTTGACGCTTGGGCGCGGCCTTGTGCGGCGTGGCGAGTTGATGCACCTGCGCCTCTGGTAGGGGTTCGTCTGCCGCCAGCCCCGAGGCCGCGCGCACCCGTGCCGCCACCTCGGCCGCCGTCAACTCGCGCGCCGCTTTGGCCTCGGCCTTCTGCGCCTTGGCCCATGCCCCGCGCTTGCGGGCGTGATCGCGCGCTGCCTCTACGTCGAAGAACTTCGCCGCCTCGGTACAAGCCGCGTGCCCAAGATATCGGCCCGCCAGATCGTAGACTTCCAGTCCGGCTGTCAGATCATCCGCGTCGAACCGCGCAACCACCTTTTCCCCTGCGATCCGGTACATCCACTCGGACCAGTATTCCGTGTCATAGAGCTTCAGCGCGCCATTGCCCGCCTTGGCGCGAACGCCCTCGGCGCGCAGGAGCCAGAGGCGCAGCTGCTCGTCGGTCGCGCGTTTGATTGTCGCCTTGGCGTAGCCCTCGTTGAACACCTCGTTGAACGACCGTCCCATGGCCACTTCACTGCGCCGCCCGGGGCGGGCGTTGTGATGCGCCAGTTCGTCCACAAGAACGAGGCGGAATTCGTCGAGCGGGACGGCGCGGGTTCCGTAATCCTCTGGCTTGGCCTCCGGCTTGTTGCCCGTATAGGCCCCATCAAAGGCGGGGTGCTTGGCCACCCGGTCGCAAAGATCGCGAAACGCCCGCTCGATGGGCTTGGATTGCCCCGAATAGGGTGTGGCCCAATGGATATCGACGCCCAAGAGCGGCAAGAGCCCGGGGATATCCTCGTCGGTGATCTTGAAGCGGAACCGAGTTGGCGTGCCGCCCGTCATCGCCTTGGCGGCGAATTCCCGGCCGTTGTCGATCAGAACCGATTGCGGGATGCCATAGGCCCGGATCAGATCGCCCGTGACCAATTGCACCGTATGGCTGTTTGCCGTCGGTGACAGACGCCACGCCAAGAGCTTGCCGGAATAGACGTCCGACCAGACCATCATCTGCGGCCGCACCGGCTTGTCGTAGCCCGGCCAACTCACAAAGACGTCGAACTTGTGATAATCGCCCTGGACGCATTCGAGAGGGGCCATGAATGCCTTGCTGCGGACCTGCGCGGGATAAAGGCGGCGCAATGCTTCCTCGCCCTTGCGCAGGTAGATTTCCGTGGGGGCCGAGACGCTGGCCTTCAGCCAACGGCGCACTTGATGCAGGGGCGGCACGGCGCTGTTGCGCCGCTCGGAGGTCCAGACACGCACGGCTCGGTCATAGCAACTGGTGAGTGAGGGTTGCGACAGGCGCAGCCAATCGCTGCGCACAAGCGACAGGAACTCGGGATCGATGTCATTTCTCTGGCCGGGGGAGCGCCGCAGCGCGCGCCCGTCGATCAGGTAGGCCAGCCGGTCGGACCGGGCCACGCCCTCGACCTGCCCGAGGTAATTCCACAGGGACTTGTCAGACCGCCCTAATTTGCGCGCGACCTCGCGCACGGCAGCCGAGCGGGTCAGCCCCGCCCCTTCTAACAACTCGACCTCGGCAATGGCCCCCAGCCGCGCCTCGGCCTCGGCGCGCGCCTTGTCGCCCGCCGCCGCATAGCGCTCCCATGCCTCGCCTGTGCCCGGCTTATCCGACGGAGCCGCGACCAGACTGGCGCTCAGCCGCATCCGGGCGCGCAGCGGCAAGACGCTCCAGTGATACTCGATACCGCCGCCGACCCCCTTGCGCCGCCGGACCTTTCCGGGGTGCCGTGCCCAGCCCTCGCGCACCGCCAGATCGTTGACCTTGCGTTTGGTGCCGGGCAGGTCGGGCAGCCCGGCCTCGGCCAGCTCGGCGGCAGACCACCACTCTTGCGCAGGGGTCGGTCCAGTCATGCCGCGTCCCCTTGGTCAAACTCGCCAAGGAGCGTGGCAACCTCCGCGCCGCGCTCCTCGAGAAAGGCCATGCGCTCCCGCTTGCCCGCGCGGTCCCACGCGTCCAAGAGACGCGCGAGGGTGGCGTCCTTGGGGCTGGCCGGGGCCGGGGCCTCGCCGCGCGCGGCGCGATAGGCTTTGCGGGCGGCGGACGCCTTCTTTGCCTCACCAGACACGAGCGACTTGACCACGAATTCGCGCTCATCCGGTTCTCCGATCTTGCCAATATCAATCAGGTCATAGACGCCCACCTGTTTTGGGGCTTTTCGCAGGCTCTGAATTTCTGAACGTTCGAGCAGCGTCCCCGCGCGAACGTAGTTGCGAATATGCCGTTCGGAGAGGTCAAGCTGCTCTTGCACACTTGCGACAAACGATACGACGGCACAAAATTCCGCCGCATTCCACCGCTTCGAAACGAGGTCCGCACCGGTGGCCGCCTTGGCCTCTGGGTGCAGGGCCTCATAGACGCGCTTGCGCTCTGCGAGGAACACTGCCAAATCGACCGGGATCAGGGGCGCGCCCGCGAGATTTGCATCAATCTCTAGCAGCCGAGCCTCGTCGTCATTACATCGCATGAGCTTAACTGGAATGGTCGCCAGCCCCAGTTCACGGGCTGCTGTCAGCCGATGCGCCCCATCAATCAGGTAATCCCCGCCCCGCTTGCGCCGCACAGTGATGTTCTGCAAAAGCCCGCCCTGCTGAATGGACACCTTGATCGCCTCCACAGCCGCCCGATTTACCCCGCGCAGGCGGTCCTCCATCAGGATCCTATCCACCGGCAGTTCGGTGATTGTGGAAAGGTGCTCACTCATCCCGGTCACCCGTGATGTCTGCGCCCATCATGTAAGCAATCTGCACCTCATGGCCCAAAGCAAAATCCAGCGCGCTGTAATCGCGCTCGGCCTGCGCCTGCATCCACGCCTCATGCTCGAACTCGTCGATCCCGCTGCTCAAGAAATTGAGATCGTCCAGCAAAAGTACCGCGAAATCCGCGCGCAGCTGACACTGATATCTGATCCGCTGGACGATCCGCATGGCAACTTCCGGCTGGCCGCCACTGACTGCGGCCTTGGCCGCCAGGGCAAGCCGTTGGATATTGTCCGCAAACACGAGGATATTATCCAAGTCATTGATGACATTGACCTGCTCTTCCGCGCAGTTCTCTCGATTTGGTATATCAATCATTCTGGGGCCTTCGTCATTGTGTACCGGCAGATCAGCCGGTCAGCTTTGCGCTCGCGGGTGCAGAGGATTTCCGCCCCATTGGCGCGCAGTTCGGAAATGCAGCTGTTCACCGCCACCACATGCGCCCGCCGCACGATCTCGCGCGTGGTGTGCGGGCGGCCATCCTTGAGGACGGCGAGCACCCTTTGCAGGCGGGGCGAGGTGAGCGGCGCGTGATGCATCAGCCCACCATCTGGGCGTCAAGCCCGGCACAATTTGCGCGGCAGTTGCCGCACATGCGGTGGCCCGGTCCCGTTGACCAGAACTCGGTGCCGCAGGTCAGGCAGGGGCGGTTGCGGGCATGCTTGGCCTTGATTTCCTCGGCCTGCATCCGGTCTTGTGCGCGCAGCGCGATATCACGATTGCTGAACGCGCCGGACACGCGCTCCTTGCCACGGAAAACGGCATAGCCACGGTCGCCCCATCTTTGAACATGCAGGTCCATTCCGCTCACCCTCCGAAACTGGCGAGGGCAAAGAGCAGGGCGAACAGCGCCAAAGCCCCCACCACATCGCCGATGACAGAAAAGACGCCCCGGCCGGAGCAAGCAGACTGGGCACAGCCGGGGCGCAGGGACCGCGCAGCGGACAGGCCAGCACGCGCGCGGAGACGAAACTTATGGGCAAGGCGGCGGATCATCGGGCACGCTCCCGAACAAACGCTTCCTTGCGGATCGACAGATGATGATCCTCGGCCAAGCGGCTCAGGCGCATCAGCGGTAGCGCGCAGCACGGCTCGTCGATGTCGCGCACCAACTGCAGCGCCAGCGCCACGCGCAGCACTTGGGGCATGGCCGCGATTTCGGACTGCAACTGCCCGGCGTCGGGAATGAGATCGGATAACCGCATCACATTAAATCCTGTGTTGAAGGGGGTGTTTCAGGGGCGGCGCCTTGGCGCAGCACCGCAACAGACAGGCCCGTGGCAATCACGGCCCAGAAGATCAGGGCGAACAGCAGCGCTATTGCAAATCCGCTTCCGGGAGGAAGGTTGCCTTCGGGGGCGGGACGCGGGTTCATGCGACACCCCCGGTTGCGCGGACGAGGCTCGACACCCCGCCCGCGCGCGCCCTACCATCGTCGCTGCCAACAAACCGACGGAGGGAACAGTAATGTCCGATCTGGACTATCTTGACCGCTATATTTGGGAGGCCGAGGCGCATGCTAACGAACTCCTTGAGATTTATGATCACGCGGAACGCCATGAGATGGCCGAGCTGTTTGACGAGGAGTGGCAAACCTTTGGAGAAGGCGTGCTTCGGCCTCGGCCAGACGCTTTGCATCAGGCCCTGATATTTCTTGGCGAGGGGCCGACCGCGCGAGATCGACGCCTAAAGAAACTGGACCCCGTTCAAGCGCGCCTTCTATGGCTTCGGGCACGGGTTCTGGCGCTTCGGTCAGCCACCGCGCTGCACCAAGCTGCCAGCGTTGCAGACGTGAGAGGCATGAAATACCGTCAAGCCGTTCGACATGTTGCGACAGCCATTTCTCCAGCTCCGGACCCGCTAACAGCGTGGGAAATCGCACTGCATCAATACAACGCCTGACGGCCTCGAACGGGATCATCACGCGGGGCAACTGACGCATCGGCGGACGAGAGCGACGGCGCTTTGGTGACGCCTTGAACTCGCGCGCAATCCGACGCGCCTCATCAACATCGAAAAACTCGGCGGTCTCCCGGCGAAGCTCCTCGCGCGTCAGGGCGCGCGGCGTAAGCTCCGGGCAGATCATTTGGGCAAGGCGGCGACGGATGCTCACGCGGCGTCCTCCTGTTTGGTGGATGGGCGGGGGATGTCGCGGGGCCATTCGAGGTCAGCGGGCCACGCTCTGGACAGCTTCTCGATGAAAGCCTCTGCCGTCTGCGTTCGAATATCGCCGCCCTTTAAAAGGCGGTCGATAAAATCCCCCTTACCCATTAGCCGCTTCGACAGCGCCCAATGCGAAATCGCTTCATGCGCCGTAAAGGCCTCGGTCAGCGATAGAATATGTCTGATTTGCCTGCTCATGGCCCTATAAAGCCCGAATAGGCCCACTCGGTCAAGCCCTATATGGCCATCATGTGCAATATTACTCGACGCGATGGCCCAATTGGGCTAAAGAGGCGAAATGGATGAGATTCTAGCGGCCATTGAAGACGCGCTTGAACGCAAGGGGCTTTCTGCAGCCGCGGCGTCTTCGAAGGCCGTGGGCAATGCATCCCTGATCAAGAACTTACGCCACCGTAGGGCGGAGAAGCGCGACCACCCAATCGAGAACCTTCAGAAGCTCGCCAAGGTTCTCGATTTAGAGCTTTATCTCGGACCGCCGCGTGCAACCGGCATGGCCTACACCACCCAAATCGACCATGAGGATTTCGCCGCAATCCCGCGCGTTGACGCGCGACTGGCGGCGGGGGCCGGGGCCATGAACGGCGACGTGAGCCTTCAGGGCGCGCTGGCCTTTCGCCAGGACTGGCTGCGGGAACGGGGCATCTCTCCGGCGCAGGCTTGCCTGCTCACGGTCGCAGGCGACAGCATGTCACCCACCCTGCACGACGGCGACCTGGTCATGATCGACGAGCGTCGCACTACAGTTCGCAACCGCCATGTCTACGCCTTCGTCGACATCGACGGCAGCGCCCGCGTCAAGCGCGTCGAGCTCGTACCCGACCAGCTGCTCATCCTGACATCCGACAACCCCGCCCACCCCACCGAAACCCGAACCGGCCCCGACATGAACCGCCTCCGCGTCCTCGGCGAGATTGTCTGGTCCGCGCACGCGTGGTAGGTAGTAACCGGGGTGAATATCGCCCTACTCCGCGCTATTGATAATGAGGACATGGGATGAAGACGTTGTATTTTTGCGCGGCAATGGCCGCAGTTTCCGCCTGCGCCAAGATGCCAGACCAGATTGCCGCAGCCGACATCGGTGGGCAACAGTATGACCGCTATTCATGCAAACAACTGGCCGAGGCCAAGCTCGCACAGTCACAGAACCTGTCCAATCTGAGCGCGAAACAAAAGGCCGTTGCAGAAGGAGACGCTGTTGGCGTGGCCCTGCTTGGCATGCCTCTTTCTTCCATGTCCGGCGGCGATCAGGAGACCAACATTGCCGTCACAAAAGGGCATATTGAGGCAATCGATCAGCGCAGCCAAAAGAGAGGCTGCGCTGTCTGAGCGTAGAAAAAACCGTCCCAGTTACCCTTTCCGCCTAGCTCCGTCCGGCGTTGCCTATGCGATTGATTTGATTGGCAGAAACGTGGAAGTGGGACGCTGAAAAGGAACTGGGCGGACTTGGTCCCAGTTCCGGACCCTGCAAGCGCCTTGATATGGCCCTCTAAACACCCCTGAAAGAGCCGTTTAAACCCTGTTTTAATGGGGTTTGGTGGCTTTCTGGCGCTTCCCTCGCCCGCCTTTCTCGTTGGCCCCGTTTTTGCCCTTTTGGCCCGATTTTGCCCGTTTACTGCAAACTTCGCGCGCGTCCCCCTTGCCCGCCCAATCCGCCCCCAAAACCCCTTATTTCATTGGCCTATCCGGCAAAGTCCGGCGTCAGTTCGGTTCTTCCGGCATCACTGTAAACTAATGTGTAACCCTACAGAGGTTCTGCTTGGGTTTCGTCAGGCAAGAGGGGCGCGCGCGCCGGTCAGTTCACAAGGCGGCGCAGCATCGGCAAGCGCGAGAGCACCAGCCCATCGAGTGCCAGCACGGTGATTAGCGTTAGCCCCGCCATCGGAAACGCCAGCGAGACCGCTATCCCCACCAGCACCGCGCCTTGCCACATCGGCATGTCGCGGGGCAGCGGCGGTGCGGCCAAACGCCCGCCCGCCCCGGCAGGGCGACGCTTCCACCACATCACCACGGAGCTGACGCAGAGAAACAGCACCGCGAGGCAGAAGACGGTATTGGCCAGCACGCTCCAGAGGCCCATCGTGCCCATGTGCAGCGCGATCCCCACCGCCATCGCCTTGCCCGCCAGCGAGTAATCCTCATACCGCACATCGGCGAGGATATTGCCGGTGTATTGATCGACATGCACCGTGCGGTCGGTGGTCGGGTCGGTGTCGTCGGTATTCATGGAGTCGCGGTTGATGGTCCAGACGCCTGCCTCGCCCTTGGGCAGGTTGAGCTGATAGCGGGCGTCAAAGCCGATGTCGCGTGCGAGCGCGTCGAGCGTGTCAATCGTCACCGGCGTCCCGGCCTCTGTATCGACGCCTGCGTGACCGGCATGGCTACCAGAGGCTGGCATCGGCGTGAGTTCAAGCGCCCAAGGCACCTCTTTGCGGTCGTGGTTCATGCTGGCGTGGATATCATCCGAGAGAGGCACGTTATCCCATTTCTCGGCTGGAAACTGGCTCCAGGCCTGCACCAACTTTTCGCCCCAGATCCCCGCCCACGCAAGACCAGAGACAAGAAAGAACGCGAGCACGATGGAAATCCAAAAGCCCAGCACGCCATGCAGTGACCGCCAGAGCGCGCGGCCCCGGCCAAAGGTCGGGACAAGGGCCGTTCGCCAGCCTGCCCCGCGCGGCCACCACATGTAGAGACCGGTGGCAATCAGCACCATGCCGAGAGAGGCCGCAATTTCCAGCATCCGATCGCCGGTCACGCCCAGCATCAGGTTGCTGTGGATACCATCGGCGAAATCATACCAGCCCGAGCGGCGGGGGAAAATCTCGAGCACCGCCGCCGTATAGGGATCGACAACGACCATGTTGGCCTCATCGCCAAGATCGACGCGGAAGATCGCGGCAAGATCATCCCGGCGAGGGGCCACATATTGCTTGAGCGTGCCACCGGGAATGGCGGCCAGCGCGCTCTCAGCCTGTTGCGAGACGGCGAGCGCCATCTCTTGCGGCACCACCGGCGTGCGTTCGCCGTCGCGCCCGTCGATCCACGAAATCCACAGCATCAGCATGCCAGTGACGGCAAGGATACAGAAGAAGGGAATGACAAACAGGCCCGCGTAGAAATGCCAGCGCCAGGCGGCGAAGTAGAATTTATTGACCCCGGTGCGCGTCTGCGCAGGGGCGTAGGTTGGATCAATCGACGTCATGAACGACTCCATTGGGACAGCCCCCATGGTGGGGGTGAATTTCAAAAGCTGTTGGATTTGAAATTCAAACGCGCGGCGGCGCGCGTCCCTGTTGCAGCCGATATGCGATGGATTGCGCAAGTATCTCAGATGCGCCCGGAACAAGGGGGGCGATGCGCGGCACCTGCCAGGTCCGGACAGTCTCCGGCAGCGCCAGAACAAGCACGCTATCAACCAGACGACAGGCCTCACAGCCAGGGGCAGCCCGATGGTCGGAATGTCCGGGGGCGGTGTCGTGGGCAGTGTGATCCTCGCACAGATCCTGCGCCGTCCCTCCAGCCGCGATGAAGGCAAGATACGAGGGATCGAGCGTGCGGGTATCGACAGAGCGATGTGCAAAACTTACCCCGGCCAATGCCAAGCTAACGGCAAAGACCACGATCAGTTTTGAGAGCAGGGTTAGTGGGGCACGCATCACCCGCAGGACTTTGCCACAGGTCAGAGAGCCGCACCAGCCACGAATGCCTTGGGATGCAGATCCGGAAGCCCCCCCAACTCAAGACGCATCTGTGCGGCGGGCAGGCTGACATCGGGCGAGAGGCTCAGAAAGACCTCGCCCAGCGTGTCAAAACCCCTGGCCTTGCAAAAAGGCACGGCATTGAGCGGGCACAGGCAGTGCATCTGCTTCACCCCTGTCTGCTCTGCCATCGCAAGAAGATGCCCCATGAGCGCGCGGCCTAGTCCCTGCCTCTGCCATTTTGGCGCAATGGCTAGATGCCGCAGATGCGCCTGACCCGGCGGGCAGGTCCGGCCAAAGGGGCTGATATCGCTCCAGCCCGCAATGCCCAGCACCTCATCCCCTGCCTCGGCCAGAACATAGCGGCCACCAAAAAGCAGCGATGGCACCGGGCGTGTCAGATGAGGAAGGGCGGCGCGGACCAGCGTCTCGGGATAGGTGCCCGACATGTGGCGGGCATAGGCCGCGCGCATCAGATCGGAAATCGCTGCATGGTCGGCAGGAAAGACGGGGCGGATCAGAATCTCGGACATCGGCAAACCCTTTTGGGTAAAATCGCCGGCCACCGGAGCGCCCAAAAGGAAAAAGCCGCGCTCGGGTTGGCGCGGCTTTGGCTGTCTGGTCTGGAAGGGGGATCTTACTTGATCTTGCCTT